AAGAGATACTGTAGACGCAAAGTTCTTGGCATTATTCCGAACTGTATCAAGAAACCTTCCTTCATCCGATCCATTAATGACATAAACATCTACTCCTAATTGATTACACAGTGCCTTTGCTACTGTAGTCTTACCACATCCAGCTGGACCAGCAAGAAGAAGATTAGGCACTTCTCCCTTATCTAGGAAATCTAGAAAGGTCTTCTTAATACTCTCTGGTAGAATACATTCTTCAATTGTTTTGGGTCTGTATTTTTCAACCCACAAAAATTCATCTTTCATTATTAATCAAAAATAGCATGTTTAGATGTACCTGCATTATCATTTGAAATATTTCCTATACCAGTCTCTTCAGTCTCCTCTAATTCATAACTCCAATCTTCTATCACAGTATTAGCTAACATCCTATCAGACAGAAGATCCATCTCCTCTCTTGCTATCTCTTCACTCTCTGCATCAAACCAAAAGTCTATTGCTTTACCTATCCTCAATAAATGTGGTTTAAGATTAGGAGCAACCAAATGTATATTTTTCATCACTGCATTACCAGCAGCATCAGATACAGACCCTCTTAATCTAACAAAAACTAATGCTTTGAATCTCATTTATTCTTCCTCACTGGTACTTGTATTGTCCAAGAAGGTGACACTAAATCAACCATCTTAAACTGTTGTCTATTCTTCTCATATGTCTTAGCTGGTTCATCACCAGCAGTCTCACCATAATGAGTTTCATTTATATCCAAATATTCTAATATTGCTACATCAATCATACTATACAAAACATCCCAAGTCAAAGTATCTCTTAATCCAGATGCAATTCTATCAATATCATTACCATCAAGATACTCACCCTTGTTTACCTTTTCTGAATAATCCCCATACTGGGTTAAGAGTTTTGCTCTTTCTTCTACCAACTTATTAAGGTTGATAGTAATCTTCACATCATCATCAATCATAATTTAGATCCAATTTGGTTTTCTGGACTCGTCACGTAAATAATTAGATGCAGCCCAAGGTTTGCTGCCAATGTAATTTTTGTAAGCAGTAAAAGTGTCAATGCTTGTGTCATGTTTATACTCATCTGGCATTGCACGTGTAAAGGATGTAGGAGGTGGGCAATCTGGAAATAGATTGTCTGCATACTTTAATGTATACTCACAACTATGTACCTTACCATACCTATGAGTATACTCTTCACATAATGCAAGACCATGTGATATCAACCAACGAAAATTATTCTGCGCCCATAGAGTGCAAGGATGATTCCTGAATGCACCTTTCTCAGTAGCATAGAAACCACCAGCTTTCTTAGGCAACAGACCAAAGTTATGACCCCACTCTTTAGATGCAACAATAGAGAGCATTTGACATGTTTCTAATGGCATCTTGACTACATGCTTATCTGGTAAGCATTGAGCACATTCTACAGGGTCTGGACTAGTAACAAAGATATTCATTTTTTAAACACACCCAACTGAACTAATAGTAGCATGGTGATTGTAGTCCATAGTATAATGTACCACATAATTTAATGTTTTGTAGTATTGCTACGTGTCCTATTGATTATACTAATAAACTTATCTCCAGCAAATGTGCCACCAAGACACACATCAATCTCATCTCCATCTTTCCAATTAGTATCACCATTCATTTTAGTATGGTTCATTTCTATTTGGATTTTATCAATCACTTCTTGTGTCAGTCTCAACTTGCCCTCCAAGCAACATAACAAATAAAAGATAGACCTAATAATATAGAAAAGGTAATAGGAAAAAATGGTATCACTGTCATTGCATGTACCACTTGTATAAGAACAATACCATAGAAAATGTACATAATCCACATTCCTATTTTATTGTGCCTACTTCCCCTTTTGTATGGATGGCAACCAATAGGTCCACTGTCCCATCCATCTTGCATGTACTCCTCAGTAGGAATTTCTCTGTCCATTATCCAAAGGTTGAATCAGGTTCTAGAGCTATATAATAACGCAAATCACAGTCCTTGTTGGTAAATTTAGACAGTAATTTTTGTGACACAACCACTTCATAAGTGCCTGGTAGAATCTTAATATTCTCAATCTTAAAGTTAAAAGTAAATACCTTATCAGTTTCTCCTACTGTTACAGCAAAAGTATTTGATGTATCATTCTTCTTATCCCTTACAAGTAGCTTAACAACACCTGCTTCACCTATCACTGCTAGGTCAGGTAGTTGATAGATACCTGCTGCTTTAAGCAACTTATCTAACTGTTGAGTACTCAACTCAAAACTAACATCCTCAGTTGGAAGAGTAATCTCTTTATCTGGTGGAGTAATAATGACTTGAGGATCAGCAAAGAAATACTTAGATCTCATCTTACCTTCCTTGATGACCACATGACCATCATTTTCAAAGTCTAACTCTGGACTCTGATGTAGTCCCAGTCCATTTAGGAATTGGTTCAAATCATAGATACCAAAATCTTTAGGTAGCTCTTCTGAAACAGTTGCTTCAGCAAGAATGTTCTTCATCACACTTATAGTGCGAAGTTTACTTCCCTGCTTAAACAGAATAGACTGATTAATTGTAGAAAAGTTTTTGAGAAGTGATAGTGTATTATCAGAAAGTTTCATAACCACGGGTCTGAGTTTCATTTAGTTGCCCACTGAAGTGATAAAGTAGGAGTGAATAATGTAGTGCTTTTAGTATATCACGTTTTGCTTGTCCCTTCTTGTCATACCTACTAAGATACTTAATAGCATTTGATCTACAGAATGCTTCTGCATCTCCTACTGACTCAATAAGATCAAGTGTCTGGACACTATTATTGTCAGAAGTATAGTGTCCACCATAGGTGGTAGAAATATAATTCTTAAGAGCTTCTATAGACTCATCTTCTTTATATTTTCTAGGACTATTATCTTCTATTCCTGAAGAAACTGGTGTATCTACAAGATGTGCTATTGCATCATCATTATCAGAAAGTGCAGTAAATGCTGATGGATAATCATCTGGCATCTTAATATTTAAAGTTTCAGGACTTAAAGCCTCTGCAATATACTCTTGATCAATACTCATACCATCAGGTAATTCTACTGTAGAAAAATCTATAGTATCAGAATTAACAAATGTTACTGAATCTGTAGAACCTGTACTAATAACTATGTTATCATCAGGTTCTGTATTCTTCACTGGAAAGTTTTCATCCATAGTTCCATTCAACTCATCATAAAGTAAGCTCCATGCATTAACCATAACATCAATCCTCCACTTTGTCAATGTTGTTCATTTCTTTATCACCTTTAACAATTCTATATGCTTTACTCCTTTATCAGTTTTTACATTACCAGTAGAACTTTCCATAACTCTCTTATGATGTGTAGAAAATATATCATTCATCTTTTTTTCATTACATACTCCACATAATAATTGGAAGTTTGATGGAGTAAGTCTTAATCCCCAATAGTATTTTACTGGTAATTTATGATCTACTAATAGTGGTCTATTACATTGCCACTCATATTTTAATTTATCTTTCTCCCATTGAGGTCTATTGCGATTTGGTTTTACTGGTTTCCAATCTGGATCAGGTATTCTGCCACAACAATCACAACTCCTGTTTTCTCCTCTACTATCTAAATATTGATCTCTACAAGATTTCCATTCAGGAGTATCATAGAATTCACTTGTCTGTTTATAAGAGATATTAGTTAAGCAACGATCTTTCGTAGTAGAAACATAAGAGAAATGTTTCTCAGATCTTTCTACTGCTTCTTTTCTTCTACTTAACTTTTCCCTCTCTTTTTTTAATCTCTTTTTTTCCTTTTTCTCCCATTTAATTCTCCTTTTAACATCCTTAATAGCACAAGTAATATTAGTCTGAGGATAAGTCATTAATCATACCCCACTTTGTATTTTTTTTCTTGAGCTATTTCTTGTCTTCTCCATTCCTGTTGCTCTTCTCCTGAAATAATTTCAACTTTTAAAGTTGCTTTCCTCTTTTTAGTAGGATGTTGTTTAGATATTTCGCAACTAATAACTCCAGAAGCTGTTGCAAATGAGTCATACACTGATGGTTCAAGTACGAACTCACCATTGTCATGTTTCTCTGTCCAAGAGTCAAGTGCTCTTTTAGCAGTGTTAAGAGTTCTGTTTGAAATTCTTGTAGTCTTTGGTTTTGAAGGCATGATAAAAAATAATAAAGGTTTTCAGAATAGAAAGGAATGTATTTACATCATCAATCCTCCACTTTGTCAATGTCTACATCTGCATCTACCTTATCATATAACTCAAGGAATGCTTGCTTTG